TTTTCGGCCCTTTCGGAACGCCTCACCATGCAAAACGGTGTTCTCCTTATGGGAGCGGCTTCCCTGGCCGTGCTTTTCTATACGCATGGCTCAGTATCGGCCCTCGTTGTTATGTATTCCATCAATGTTTTTCTTACCTTCTCCCTCTCTCAATTCGGCATGGCAAAGTTCTTCTTCCAAAACCGGCATAAGGACAATGCTTGGGCAAGGCACATCGTTATTCATCTCATTGGCTTAATTCTCTGTTTGACTATCCTGATCGTAACGGTTTATGAGAAGTTCGGCGAAGGAGGATGGGTCACGCTGGCAATAACGTCAGCTCTGATTGGATTGTGCTATCTGATCCGGAGCCATTACCTGAAAGTGCGCAAAGGCGTGCGTCAGCTGGAGGAAATACTGTCGTCGCTTCCTCCAGGGCAAGTTCCTAATGAAGAGCCCCTTAATCCGAATGAACGGACGGCCATTATTCTGGTCAGCGGTTATAATGGATTTGGCCTCCACTCCTGGCTTTCCATTTTTAAGGAATTTCCCAAGCTCTATCGCAATTTTATCTTCGTATCCGTGGCGGAAATTGATTCCGGTACCTTCAAGGGAGCAGCGGAGATTGAAGCCCTGAAGTCGTCGATCGCGGAGCAACTCGCAAAATACGTCAAATTGGCCAGATCATACGGATATGCCGCTGATTATCGGATGGACGTAGGAACAGATGTCGTAGAGGCGGCAACCAATCTCTGCCAGAGTATTGTTCAGGAATTTCCTAAGTCGTCAGTTTTTACGGGAAAGCTGGTCTTCCGCCAGGAGAATGCCTTCCAGAGAATTCTGCATAATGAGACGGCCTTCGCCATCCAAAGACGCCTGCAGTGGGAGGGCATTACAACAGTTATTCTGCCGGTTCGAGTGAATATCTGATATCTCTTAATTTTTTAACGCGTTATATCAGTATGTTTCCACCCTCATCATGTTCGTCGTTCCCGTGGTCCACAGCGGGTGTCCGAGCGTCATGACGACGCGATCACCGGACTCCAACCCCTTCAGCATCTTCAGGAGCGGATGGATGGATGCCAACATTTCCGACAGATGCTTTGCACGGTGGATGAGCAGACTTTCCACGCCCCGCAAAAGACCCATACGCCGGGCGTTTCCGATGTCCGTGGTGGCGCCGATAACGGGGATATCAGCCGCCAGCCGCGAGACCAGGCGGGCGCTGCCGCCGCCTTCGGTGAAGACTACAATGAGCTTGGCGCCAATTTCCTCCGCTGTGCGGCAGGCCGCGAAGGCTACGGAGACGTCCGTGCGGCCGGAGAGATTCTCATCCAGAGTATCCGCAAGGAGGCCTATGCGGGGCTTGTAATGCGCATCCGCGTCAGCGGCAATGCTATCCAGATAGCGAATGGCTTCGAGGGGATGTTTGCCCACTGCGCTTTCAGCGGAGAGCATCACGGCATCGGTGCCGTCCCAGATGGCGTTGGCGACGTCGCTCGCCTCGGCCCGGGTGGGCTGTGGATTCTCGATCATGCTCTCCAGCATCTGGGTCGCGGTGATGACGGGCTTCAAAGCCTGGCGCGCCTTCCGGATAATTTGCTTCTGAAGCGCGGGCACCTTCTCCACACCGAATTCCACACCCAGATCGCCTCGTGCCACCATGACGCCCCAGCTCACGTGCAAAATTTCCTCCAGATTGTCCAGAGCCTGGGGATGTTCGATCTTGGCGATAATGGTCTGGGGGCCGCCAAGTTCCTTGATATGCAGACTAAGCGCCTCCACGTCGGAAGCACGGCGCACGAAACTTTGAGCGAAGATATCTACGCCTTCCTTCACGCCCCAGCGGACATCTTCCAAATCCTGGGAAGTCAGGGGATCAAAGGCTACGTCCAACCCGATGGGATGGACACCCTTGCGTGCATTCAGCAAACCGCCCACCAGAACCTTCAGCAGGATTTGCTGATCGCGAATTTCCATAACCTCAAGTTTCAGCGCCCCGTCGTCCAGCACCCATATCTGGCCAATCTTGGCGCCTGTGAACAATTCCGGATGCGGCAGAGGCGCCGCCCATGGATGACCCTTGGGCGCCGGTGTGTTGGCTGCATAAAGGACGCCGACGCTGTCCTTCTCCAGGAGCAATGGCGCTTCCAGTAGACCGATGCGCCACTTGGGCCCCTGAAGATCAAGAAAGACGGGTATTATCCGTCCCAGTTCATCCGAAATTTTTCTTATGAGTTTCAGGACCGGCATTCGCTCCTCTGGCTTGCTGTGGCTGGCGTTAAGCCGCACTGCATCGGCAAGTTTCAGGGCTTCCCGCAGGAGTCCTTCATCCAGTAAGGCCGGTCCCATGGTGATTACCAGCTTGGTCTTGCGTTGTTTGACAAGAACTTCCTTTTTCATGTGATAAATATATAAAGAAGTATCTTGTATGTCAATGCAATAATAGCCGTGTAGGCGCGCGTGATAGTGGGAGGGTGAAAAGCGCGATAACGGACTTCCCAAAACCATTTGATTGTATCAAGTTTCATTTGATTATCGTCTGCGACGGTGCCTAAAAACCGGTCATTCACCCCATATCGATCGATGTCAAACAGACAAAAAAATCATAATCAGCGGGTTATCCCGTCTTGCGGTGGAATCGCATGGTTTAGGGAGCGTCAACTCCCTGAATTACTGTCCGCCTTTTTTAATCTAACGGAAATACGGGCAGCGCGGCAATAAGATCTGCATCCGTGGTGATTGTATTTGTTCCGGATGTTTGTGCTGCTAATAATGCCAGCCCAAATTCCCACACAGCATCCTGCCAATTACGGAAGGCCTCGCCCTCAGCCCGCCACTTTGTGTTTGTACTGGTTACATAACTCTTAGCGGAGAGGATATTATCATAGCCATATGCCTGGGCTTTTGCATCCATGTGGGCCTGAATTAGAACTGTAATTCGTGTCCTTTGCATTGCGGCATCAAATACCCATGCCGCTCCGTTCCATATGTAATCCGGGCCGGGACAAACGGCGGAAAGGATTGGTCTGCCATTATTATCGGCAATAATTATTCTGCCCGCAGATTGTCCCGCCATTAAATCCGCATGTTCTGCGGCCGTGATCTCCACCGCATCGAACGGGATATTTGCGCCATGAATTTCGCTATTGTAAAAACCGCCTGTCGATTTTGCATAATAAAGTTTCATGCTTTTTAATACCCCCATACTAAAATGAGTCCTGTAATCGGAGTGGCGATTACAGGGCCAGCAGTGCCATCTATATTCCGCACCCATGCAACTGATATCGCGGCGTTTGATGCCGTTTTATGAAACCCCCATACTGTTGTTTGTGTTGGCGACCACCCGCCGGGGACGGCTTCATTGGCTATCCCGGCGAGAGGCTCGGTCGGGAATGCTATTGGATTTGTCAAGGATAGAATTCCGGATGAGTTACAATTTCCCCTCATCCATTGGATAATCAGCGTTTTTTTGACACCCGAATCGATAACCGGAATTTTTATGTATCCGGGAGAATCAATAAGTCCGGAAAATAAACTATAATCCACCGCCTGTCCATTATTGATGAGCTGATAATAAGTGCCGTCGTAGACCACCGTGACTATCTGCCCGGCGGCGATATCGCCTGCGGCCAGGGCGGTGCCGACATTCTTTTTGATGGCTATTGCTCCCGAGCCGGGATTAAACGTGCTTGCTCCTGTATTGGCGTGGACGGCCTTAAATGTGATCGGCAATCCAATTACATGAGCGGCGAGGGCAGGTGTTAAGGTAATAGCATACACATTGGCCGCGCCTGTATCCACGGCATAATCAATCGGGCAGGAACCATCGGCATCAATACCCGTATGACGATGATTTTGAAGGGCATTTAAAAATAATGCCGTGACGATTGTCCCCAGGGGCGGGGTATCGGAAAAGTTAGTTTTAGCCATGATTTTTTTCTCCTTTATTTTTTATCCCGCGTCGCTGCGCTCCTGGGATAATTCGCTTTGGGCTTCCTCACGGAAGCCACAGGCTCATTAAACGTAAGCATAAATAACTTGTGTGTGCGCCGGTTTCAAATCGGTAAAAATACCTTCCAGCGCGGTGGCCACCGGGCCGTCAATGAGTCTGTCACCGGCTCTTGATTGGCCCGCCCGAAAATACACAAGCGGCGTCCCGGTGAATGTTAAGCGCCAGCGGAATATGCCCTCAGAACCGAGGCCGTCCGTATTGGCCAGTAATTCCTCGATTGTGAACGTATAACCCATAGATGTCGCCAGTGACGCGAAATATGTTAATGATAATTTTCCTTCCTCGCGCAACTTGGTAATAACACGCAACTGGCGCGTCTGGAGAGTGTCACCATCATCTGGTGCCACACCGCAAACCCACTCCCAGTCTGTTATTGTGTAGTCGCACGTTTGAGGCAGCATTTCCCTCAGTAACAATTCCGCGCTGACCTGCGCGGTATCCAACGCTGATCCTTCCAGGGCGATATCGTCATCAAATACGCCGGTAAACTCCAGCGGAAATAATAGTTTTAATGTGTCTGAATGTTGCATGTTTTTTCCTGTTTTAAGATTGCCACGCCGCCTGAGAGGCGTCTCGCAATGACAATCAGCTTACCGTAATTGTGCCCGGCCTTATCATTTGGTATGTCGTCGCCGTGACATCTGTCGCGGGCGTGGATACTGTCGCGTTGGCTGCGCCTGCATCCATCGCAATCTGCACAAGTTTTGCTTTATAAAGCGTCTGGCCGGGGATCATCGTCTCCATGTAGGCAGTAATATTAGCCGCGATCGCGGTCCGATCAACGCCGGTACCGGTGACAACCATCGTGACGGCCTGAGAGAGCGTCGTCGGCGCAAAGATGGTGACTTTTGAGGCGGTTACCGGACGCAGGGGGTCAATATAGGCTTTGACCTTAGCGAGGAGGCCTTTGACAACGTAGGACTTGCCCGTGGCGAGAAATATATCGTCGACCAGCGTCAATTGAGTCGGGCTATCCAGCGATACCACCGTAGTTTCAATATTATCGATTATATTTTCCACGGTGTCGCCCGGCTTAATTGTGTAAGTTGCATCATTGAATGCGCCGGAGCTGTCGATTAGTTTATTCGCGGTGGCGGTGGTGTTCACGCCCGTGTGCGAATGGATTATATAAGGATCACCGGCGAAGGGGAAAATATCGGCTACCAGTGTTAATTGAAGCGCGCTATCGACAGTGATGACTGTTGTTTGTGTTCCGCGCAGCGGATTTTCGACGATATCGCCTGCCGCCACTGCATGGGCGGTCGTGAAATGTGCGGCGGAATCCACCAGTTTTCCCGCTGTGACAGAAGTATTGACGCCGATCCGGGCCGATGAACTGGGGATCTCGCTTCCGGCGATATCAACATCGGCCAAGACAATCACATCAACCGTACCCAAACCCTGTCCCAGCGGCACACACCAGGCTTCGGACACACCGGTAATTTCCTTCGCCCACTTGACATAATCGTATTTATTGCCGCCAGCCGGTGGACGACGGATGCGGTCAAGAACGCGGGCCAGATAATCCGAATCGGTTTCAGATGTAAGGCGCGAGATATCATATATCCAGCCGTGATGCTCGAGATAGGCAGCGTCAGCCGTGTCGGCAAATATTTGTTTTGAAATCCATTCCTGATATTTATAAAGTCCCCAAAGCGCCGATGCCAGGCAGGCGCTTTTCATATAGATCAGAGAGCCCTTCGACAGGTCGCCGGTCGGGAACTGATTCTGCCAGTCAACCAGCAGGGCCGCGAATAATGTGTCAAAATCCTTTTGAAATTGCATTGTTAAAATCCCCCTCTATCCCCCTTTAAAAAAGGGGGAGGATCATCATATGACTTCAATAAACGTGGTAAACGCTACCGGTTCTGCTCCGGAATATGGCGTCACTTCGACAAGCAGTTTGAGCCGGTATAAATCCTGTGGCCGGTCGCGTTGGGCATAGACATTCACGGCGGACGCTTTCCCTGTATCGATCATCCATTGCAGAGCTTCCTTGCAGTAATCCACGGCCAGGCGCATGGTCGTGTCCGTGTTTTTGGCCCGCTGAAGCAGGTGCAGGCGCGAGCCGAATGAAGTATCCGCAAAAAAAGACCCGCGTTTGACCATTAGCGATAAATAGATATTGTTCATTATCGTCGTGGCCTTTTCAAATGTCATTTGACCGAGGCCGGTTTGGTTTTCTATTGTGATTGCGAAGTCCAATTTAAATCCCCCTCAATCCCCCTTTATAAAGGGGGAGGTACCTATCCCGCTTTCGTGATGGTTGTTTTTACCGCGGATGCTGACAATTTAACGACCGGTTTGCCGTCGCTGCCATGCGTGTGGTTGTCATAAAGCGTGATTAAACGTTCATCGATCAAGGCGTATATCGTGCCCTGGCTGCCTAAAATGATCGAGGGGCTGTTCATCTGCACGCTGGTAGCGGCCACAACGGTCACTGCCGGGCTGGTAATTTCACAACTAACGGACGCCGTGACTTTGGCGACTTTGGTCGTGATGTCCACTTCGTTTTCCACGGTAGCAATGAGTTTATTGCCGCTGACGATTTCTATTGTTTTATCCCGCTTCAAGTGGATTTTATCGCCCTCATCGGTATAGAGGGCGACTTCGCCGTTTTCGATGGCCAGCCGGTACCGGCGATCATCCGAGGCCACGGCAATAATGTGATTGCCTTCACGGATGATGATGATCTCTGCACCGGCCAGGGGCCGGGATGTAAAGCCGTAGTGCTGGAAATACTCGCGCTCATCGAATGATTCGCCAGTCCGTCCGGAAGAGGAAAAGAGCTTGATGAAGCCTTCTGTTATTGCGGTTACGATGCCTCTGATCACTTTAAAATCCCCCTCTATCCCCCTTTATAAAAGGAGGAGGTAACTACGCGACTATGCCGGGCACTCCCAGTTTTACTTTGGTGATGGGGCCGGTTTGTTTGTCCATCTCAAATGTGCGGCCATAAATCAGATAATCTTTATCAATTCCTTTTTTCCCGTTAAGGCTCTGCGTTTCGTCTTTAATGTGGCACATCTTATTGATCGCCCAGTTTTGCCCGTTCTGACTGTGCCTGCCCACGGTATAGACAAGATGAGTCCCTTCTCTGCGGCGTTTTTCCATGATCATTCGGGCGCGCATGGTTGGGCTGACATTATCGTTGTTGTCCGTGGTAACAAACGGCTTATCGAAAGGAAACTCAGGATCAATGCATGGTTTGCCATTATTGCTGGTATTAATCTGTTTGGCTTCCAAATATCCTTGCGATCCCTGCTGCTGGCCGACAACACTATATTTTTTGTAGCGTTTGGATATGTCCTGCTCCACTTCGGATTCGATCACGTTATTGCCGAGGCCGCTTTTCAGCAACGTCAGTTTATATTCCGCCGCGCCTTTGGCGAGCGGGCGACCAAAGACCAGCGTGCCGTCCGGCAGGCAATAGAAGAGCATCCCGCGGCTTAATGAATAGTTTTTCAGGACATCGAATATCGTCATGCCCGGTTCGATCTGGCCGATCTTCTGTGCGGTATCCAGCGCGGAAAGATAACCGCTGGACGCAGCTTTTTTCTTGCCTTTTAGTTTGCCAACCACATTATCCTGATAGACGATAGTTTTGCGGGTGATGAAGGGCGTTTTAGCTAAGAGTAAATCGGCCAGCGCTTTGAGTTTCATGCCGGTGACGGTTTTCCAGGGCGGCTCGCAATAGGAATCAAGCAGGAGGCCCATATAGTCACGGCCTTCAACCGCCAAAGAGACCTCGCCCTTCTTGACTTTGCGGATTACCTTATCGATAATGCCGGTCAGCTCCAGTTTATCGTTGATCTTTAATTCGCATAACTTTCCGGCAATAATTTCCGTTTCCGGATTGGCCAATTCCAAATGAAAGGCATCGGCAGGCGTGTACAGATCCGCCGCGATGGAATATTTTAAAAAGTGCTCAATCTTGACCTTATTGACAAAGAGTTCCACTTTATCGGGCATAGACGCTGACCTCGCCATCCGTAAAGTTAGGTTGTTTAATATTATTGACTTTAACGAGCCGTTCCGCATCGGTATAGGGCAGGCCATAACGCAGGCAGACCAGATGCAGCGGCATGGGATTGTCCAGAGTGACTTTGATCATTTTCTCGCGTTGGAGGCGCACGGAGTTGACCTGCGTAAGCAGCGCCGCGGCCATTATTTTTAGACTATCCATATCGCGGGCTATTTCCACTGCGGCTTCGATCCGCGCGCGGACAATGGCCAGTGTGTCTTCCAGTTCTCTGATATTCATCACCTGAAAATCGGAGTCGCCATCAAGAGATGCTTGCTGATCGGCTGTGTAGATCGCGGCGGCTTCCAGCGCCAGACGCTGGGCGCAGGTAATCGTTAAATGCTTTTGCATAACCTCCGCCGCGGATTGACCTGCCGCAGCTTTGCCAAGATTGACATAGGAATTTTGCAGATCGCCAAAGGCGGAGTCCAATTGCGACAAAAACTGGCGAGGAGAGTTCCACAGGGAATCGAATAAACGCGCTATTTTCTCCACGGCTCCGGATTGGGATCCCAAAATCCTTCCAGGAAGATTTTCGGCATACGTTATTGTGGCCTGAAGAGAGTTGATGGGGCTTAGTTCCTGGTTGACTCCGGCCTGAGACGTGGAAAGGTAATTCTCGACAGCGCCCACAAAAGACCGCGCCTGCCCGGAAAATTCCTGCAATTGCGCCAGTAACCCGGTATCGGCATCGAGGATTTTAGTTGCGACTCCGGAATCGGCGGTCGGAAGGGCATCTTTGATGTCGGTTTCCAGCAATTGCTCCTGTTCATCCTGTCCATTCTGGTAGGCGTCTTCCGTGGCGGATAGAACGCTGGACTCCGTCGCGTCTTCCAGTGTGCCGCGCATTTGCTCGACAAAGGATATATCAAGAGTCGCTTTGCGGATGCTGTCATCATGCTGCACGACGATGGATTCGATTTTGCCCTTCAGCAGGCCGTATTTAGGGTGAACAAAATCGATGAGTTCTTTTTCTTCCAGACTGTCTATAAGGTCGATGTGGTCGGCGTAGGTTTCCTGCTCCGCGTCATCCCAGAAATAGCATTTGACACGGATAGTATGAGCTTTCTGGCCCATATCTTCCAGATCAGCGCCGTCCGCATAAGGATAGTCGTAGCGGGCGATCGCCTTTTCAAAGGTATCCTCGATGGTCTCCATTTGAATGGTTACATCGGCTAACTGCCCGGTATTGAGTTCCAGCATTGATTGATCGAAGTTTGCTGCCATAATGAGTCCTAGATTTTTCCTAACTCTGCGACGGAAAAATTGTAGAGCGAATTATCCCCGCAGCGTAGCGAAGCGGGATTTGTACCTTTATGTTTACTCATTGTTAACCTGCTCAATTAAAGTTGCCGCGTGCTACGTTAATTACAAAATCAGCGCCATTGTCGCCAATAGCAGTTAATTTCATATCCTTATCGAATCTGAGATTGATTGTGTTTTTTACTTCTGGTTTAATTTCTTGTTTTTCAGGATGACGCCAATCATAGAGCGCGTCACCCCACCAACCATGATAAACATCCTTTGCACCTTCGCTTATCCAATTTTTACCGTCGCCACCGCGCGCCACATCAAGCAATGAATGTAAAGCAGTTCCAACAGTTAATATGGCCGCGCCAATTGCCGTAATTGTTAATACTGCACCGACAGCACCGAGGCCGCCTAACCATTTTACGGCGGTAACCATTTTATCCATCGTTCCGGGGCCTCCTGCGCCTAATATTCCACCTGCGGGCATATTGGTGACAAAGACTGGCGTCACGCCGGTGGCGGCTTCAATAGCTTTGCCTGCGGCGATGCCGACGCCGGTTTTTCCTAATCCGCCAAGTATATTTTTAATGTTGCCATAAACAAGCCCACCGATCACAGCAGCCGATAGACCTGCTGCTGTCCAACCTGCCGCTTTGGTCGCAGTGGGATGATCAGCCATAAATTTTACCGGCTTTTTAGCCAGGTCATAGATCGTGCTCAGGTCTGTTTTGATACCGCCGAGACTTCCTTTGACCCGGTTTAACTGATTTTCCCATGTTTCCGCGCCTGCTTTCGCTCTGCCTGTGGCTATCTCGCTGGAATGACCCATTTCGTCGATGCCTTTTTGGAAATCCTTCATGTGGGAAAAAACAAAGTCCATAGCCTCTTTGCCGCCCGCGCCAAAGAAACTTTCGGCCTGTTTAAGGTTTTCCGCCGCGCTGTGTGTTTTGCGCATTTTATTGATGTACTTTTCAAGGTCTGTTAATACCTCAAGTTGGCTGCGCCCTTTCACTTTAATGCCATGCTGCTCTAAAATAAAGCCCTTGTTATTGATCATATCCAGAACATTATTGAGCGCCACTATACTTCTGGTTTTGTCGATGCCCGCCATTCCCAGGCCGCGTATCATTCCGAGCGATTCTATATAATCTTTTTTGCCGCCGCCATGAAGAGCTAACCGCTGCATGACGGTATCGAGTTGTTCCATATTAATGCGGGACGTAATCAAAGCATCTCCCACGCCCTCGATCTCTTGTCTGGAGAGTTTAAATAATTTAATCATTTCGACGGTGCTGGCGGAGGTAAGACTCAAATCATCGCCGGTTGCCTTGGAAATTTTATCGGCTGTGGTTAAAATTTGGAGAATGTCAGCCTGATTAAAATTAAGAGATAATTTACTCGCGGTTTGAAAGGACTTCCCTAGATCCTGTCCTTTTTCTCCAGCGAAGGAGGCGATCTTATTTTTCAGGATGTCCATCTCGGCGCTGTTGGCTTTCAGATTGACGCGCATGCGCAGAAGGGCGTCGTCAATCGGCATATAGTCGGTAACGGAAAAGAGTTTTTTGAGCACAAGGCCGGAAGAAAGCGCTGCCGCGGCGTTACCGAGAAAGCCGAATTTCTGAGTGAGGTCGGAGACGATCTGGCCGGTTCTTTGCGCGAAGCCTTGAAAGCTTTTAAGCGAACGTTCGCCTTGCTGAATTCCCTGCTGGAATTTCTCCGACTTGGCGATCAGTTCTAAAAATACTTTCATGTCCGGCATAGTGAGTCCTAAATTTCCGCGTTGCGGAAATTGTAGAGCGAACTACCCCTGAGCCGTTAGGCGAATGGGGTTGTTAATCGGCGTGCACGGGGTGCCCGCCCTCCGTCCTGGATTCCCGCCTACGCGGGAATGACAATTACTTCCGTTTAACAACATACTTTTTACCCGTGCCCTTTTCTTTGGGCGTTCTCAGATCCGTGTAGGCTTTCATATATTCCATTGCTTCGCCTTCGGGCATGGCCAGCGCTTCCGAATAGGTGAAGCCGATTTTCAGCAACATCACGATCAGTTGGCGGCTGTTTTTATTCTTTGCCGCGAAATGATTTGCGCTGTGTTGCCAACCTCACTTCGGCCAGTGATATCGCGTTTAAATCCTCTTGCAGCATACCCATCAACAAATCCGGCGTGATTTCCTCTTTCGGGATCGTCCCGATACTGAGGAGCATATTGGCTGTGACGCAAAGGTTCGCGAACAGTGCGTTTTTTTCGGCCTTTACGGCCTGGGCGGGATTGTCAAAGACGTTAATGGAATCGGCGACAATCTGTTCGCGGATTTCAAAGTCCTTTTGAATAACGCCGTTGTACTCGACGCCGATCGGCAGGGTGCCTTTTTCTGTTAACATATTTCAAATCCCCCTCAATCCCCCTTTAGTAAAGGGGGATGTTTAGATTGCCACGGCGCGCAAGGCGCGCCTCGCAATGACAATTTCTACTTTCTTGTCTTGGCTGAGAACTCGATGGTTTGGGTGGTTTCCTTATCGCCATCGTGTTTGCGCGCGCCGATCTTCAAAACGTAAACACCGCCGAATTTAACGCGGGTGCCGTTCATGTAATCCACGGTGATCGTTCCGCCTTTGACCTGCGTAAAATCGAATTCCGGCCCGTCAAAGGGAATAACGTATTCCAGAGTCACTCCGTAACGCGGCTGTGCTGTGGTGTGGCCGGTGGTGTTCATAAGATTGACGGTTTTGTGGAGTTCAAATTCCTTCTCTTCCACCGTCTTAAAATCGGTGATGCTTTTGCCGTTTATTTCCAACAGCACTTGACTGACGAATTCTTCTGCCATTTTTAAATCCCCCTTAATCCCCCTTTAAAAAGGGGGAGAGTTTTTGTTAGATTGCGGTGGTGCGCATGGAGCGCACCGCGCAATGATGTTTTTATCCTCTAAAGAAGCAGGTCAATTCTTCCGGCGAAGACGTGCAGGCCGTTGACTACGTCCGTGGGGATCTTCGCATCGAGCCGGTTCGGGTCTTGCATATCGCGCTCGCAGATGACGCCTGCAGCATTAGCTTCGACTTCCTCGACAATTTCCAGATCCTGAAGTTGATAGAGCACGTCCAGAATCTGATCGCGCACCGCCTCCGGAGTTTTGCTGGATAACTTTTCACGCGGGAACCTCAGGGCGATGCGGGTGCGCACTGACTTGCGCACATAATCCAGCGTACGGATGGTGGTGATATCGAGCAGGGATATATCGTCAATCCCCTGCGGATCGTGGATATAGGTGCTGATCGCGCGGACGATCTGGACAATTTCACCGGGGCCGACTTCCAGCGGCGTCGCGCCGTTATTGAGGCAGGATTCCTGCTCTGTCCGGGACAATCGCGAAGCGATGGGCGGAGCGGCGATGCCGGTTAACGCCAGGGTATTTAGCGGCCTGGCCGGGTCTTCTTCAAAAGCCATGACTGCCGCCATTGCCGAGGCGATTTCGTAGGCCGGGCTTTTGGTGCCGCGCAAATAAGCCAGGAGAATTCGCCCGGAATTAATCGTGCCGGTCAGTGTGGTTACTGTGCCCAGGGCGTCGTCGTCAGCCATAACGCCCACGCCAGGCCGCTGCTCCATCGGGCCGCTGATATTGTCGAGATGGGTTTTGAGCGCCGCGTAAGAAGTGGCGTCAATAAAAGGCACGGCGATGATATCGTACTGTTCACCGTAGACTGCGGCCAGCGCGGTGGCGAGTGTCGGATCAACTGATCCGGGTGTGGTCGCGGTGATGGTACCGGCGACGCCGGTGGCTGTAATTTCCACGGCGAAATCGATCTGGTTGGCCACTGTGCCTTTATTTTTGGCGGTGAAGACCAGTGTGCCGGTGGTATGTACAACCGTAAAGGGCAGGGCAGGATCGTTATCTAATGCTATTTTTAGAGCGGTGCCGATGACCGTTGCCGTGTCCGCCGAGGCAATACCGACCTGATAACTGACATTACCAACCCACAGCGTTAAATATCCACTGCCGGTGGCCGGGCCAGTAATCGCCAGGGTTTGCACACGGGCGATGGGCGAGGTGGCGGAATCATCGAGAGCGCAGACGGTCAAATCCAGATAGGCATTTGCTTTGATGGCCGCTCTGACCATCAGGTGGGCGATGGAGCCCGCGCCGAAATACGCTGCTGCTTCGGCATCGGAAAAGACCTTTGTCGGGACGATCTGCGCGACGATGCCCGCCGTCAAGCGCTGAGCGATGATCAACATGCGCTGAAGGTTTGCGGGCAGAGTTCGCACCGCCAGTTTGGTGTTAAACTCAAAATACTTTCCCGGTTTGCGGATACTCGCGGGAATTGAATCGAATGAAATGTTTTTTGAAGCCATTATTTTTTACCCCCTTTTTCGTTTTCTTTGTTCTGGATTCCGGCCTTCGCCGGAATGACGGCGGGGGCGGCCTCCTTATTCTCGACAAGCGATCCGTCCGCCTTCAGGCGCAGATAATAAGCGCTATCCGGCACGTCTTCGGGTGTGTTGTCGTTAATATATTCTCGCGGTTTTCCTTCCTTAGGGCATCTGGTGCCCGGTGCTGCTTGAACTTGCATTTTCAAATCCCCCTTTGTCCCCCTTTAGAAAAGGGGGAAATTATATTTGGTCTAGTGTCACTAAGTCGCTAGCGTCGGCGATGTTGTCGTCGACCGGATCTTGCAGATAATAATTCAGGCCGATTTTCAGCAGATCGGTGATCTCGTCCTCATTGAGTTTTGTGATGTAATATTTCGTGCTGATCTGCAAGGTGAAGACGATCAGTCCGGCCTTCTTCTGCTCTTCCGTGGTTGTATTGATGAAAGATTTAGGCATAATAGGATCGATTTTCAGGGCGAGTGTTTGTGAGAGCAGGCACTGAATAATTCCTTCCAGTATCGGGAAAATCCCCTTGCGCCTTTGTTCTTCGTTTTGCAGGTTGGAAAATACAATGTCCACAAAACCAGTGACATCACAACTGAACGTATTGGATGTGACTCTTTGAAATTTTCCTTCTTCCATCGATACATAAACCGCCTGCACGGGAATACCTCCGATGCCGCGCTGGACTTCAATCCGTCCGGCGGCATCGGCCAGCTTGTCTTTTATTCGAGCGGCAACCGCTTCTTCGAGGGTGTCGAGCATCTAAAAGTTCCTCATTGTGTCGCGTGTAAAAATGCGTGGAGCGGCGTCGGTCGTGCCCGCGGCCTCGGAAATCTCCGGAGTAGCGGCGGCTCCAGCGCCCAGTTCCAATTCCCCTTTTTGGATATTGACTAAAAGTTTGAGCGCGTTCTTATAGCGCTCGCTCACGCCCTCAGGCGGTATCAACTTGGCCCGGCGGGCATAGAGACGATAAACGGCGATGTCGCACGCGAGCGTGGCGATTAATCCGGGCACCGGTGACAACGGCAGGGAATAACGAGAACGGAGATAGCCGTCGATCATTTCACTGGCATCGGATATCGCTTTATCCACGTTGGCGGCGATGATCGTCTCTGCCGGGATCATATCGTCGGTCAGTTCGATCATGTCCTGTTCAGAAACTATTTTTGTCAGATCTGTGATGGTGCAATACATAACGAGTCCTTATATTTTCGAAGCGTAGCGAATGTAAATATTAGAGCGAATTATCCACCCCCGTCCCTGTGGGACACCCCCGCCAGCGGGGGACATTATTAAATTTTTGTTAAATTCCTCACGGCATAAATATATTCCGCCGTGGCTTGTTTGTTATCCGCGCCATAAGTAAAACGCGCCGTCAACCGCTTTTTCTCGCGCTCGCGCGTGGAATCCAGAATGGCGTTTTGCGCCTCGGTGATAATTATATCCAGCGCGGCAGTGGACGGAGTTATCGATGTCCAGGTCAAAATTTCCGCACCAGACGACACATCGTCCAGCCGATATTCCGCCGTGGCAGGAATAATCTCCGCACCGGTGTCATCGGCAAAGGAAATTGTCAGCGTCAGTGCTGTGTTCTCGTTAATTCTAAGCATTATCCTTCTTGTTATAACCGGCAGGCCCGTATTCGGGTTGAAGATTATAATCAAATTTTTATATATTTTGTTGGCGAGAGCGGAGAAGGAAAACAATAATCCGCGAGACACAAAACAATTGGCCCGCTCAGCGGCGGTTCTCGCGCCAAATACTCCCCAACTTATAAAGGGCAGATAATTCATTAAAGTAATCGCTCCCTTGTGGTAATGCCCATAACGTCCGTGAGTGCGGCATGAACATTAAATGCCGGTGTGACGCCGTCATCTTTGTAAATAACCGTATTGCCATTGGCATCTGTGACGACCATTTTATTGCGCAGTATCCAACCGATGACGCGAAGACGATCTAATAATGATCCCGCTTCCAACACTGTCGCATCGGTTACCTCTGCATCAAGTTTATCCGTCACGGCCTTGATGGCCGCAACTTCCGTGTCAATGTAGCCGATAATGGTTGCAAGCGTTGCTTCCGTCGCCGGACTTGTGGGGATGGTATCTGTCTTAGCCTTGATACCGTCGATAAGCAGATCCAACCTACCGCCATTTACCAGATCGGTTTGCAGTTCGTTCGTATCGGCTACAATCGCCGCAATCTGGGTGCTATTGCTGTCAATTTCCTGCCGAATGGCCACGGCTGTCGGCGGGGCTGTGCCCAGGCTGTATCCTGTTTTATCATTGTTCGTTGTAACTGTGACCGCGGGAACCGTGGCCGCTTTGATTCCGGTTGTCACCAGCAGAGTATTTAATGCAGTGAGCCCATAAGTCGCGAGTTCATTGATTGCCGCAACGATGGCCTGAATGAAGGTTGAACTCTTTAGAATCAGGTCTGCGCCTGTCGAAGATAATGCGTATCCTGTTTTATCATTGTTCGTTGTAACTGTGACCGCAGGAACCGTGGCCGCTTTGATTCCGGTTGTCACCAACAGCGTATTTAAAGCAGTGAGCCCATAAGTCGCGAGCTCATTGACTGCCGCAACGATGGCCTGAATGAAGGTTGAACTCTTTAGAATCAGGTCTGCGCCGGTCGCAGATAATGAGAATCCGGTCTTGTCGTTGAGGCCCATTGTTTCGGTGCTGGAGATTGTGTATCGATCCGCGCCGGACAATGTGTTTCCGCCATCGCAGCGGATGGCGTAATCTTTGGCCGCATCGTAGGCGGCAAAATTATATTTATAGAATCCGTCGCCCACTTCGGACATGGCCACGCTGTTGATCACCACGGAGTTATCAGAGAGATCTCTGATTTTAATCGTGGGCGTCAACCCTGTAGCCGGGACGCCCTGGGACGCGAAATAAGTGGTTATATACATGAGTCATATCTCCTTTTTTAGTGTGTCCACCGCAGGACATTCCCTCCTGACGATGTTGCCGAAAAATTAGCGATTACCGTACACGCCGCTATAATAGCATTGGTCGTGTACGTTGTTGTCCCTGACCCGCCGCATGTTCCAGTCCACGATGAAAATGTATATCCGCTGTTTGCGGAATAAGTAAATTGAGTCGTATTGCCGGACAAAACAGATTGCACAGTGGCAGGGTTGATTGAACCTCCGGCTGAAGCCGATGGTGTTACGTTGTAGTAAGTGCCTGTGCCTCTCAGCGGATGCGGATAAGTGTAAGGCGTATAATACGATGTCCAAGTATTTGTTGCTGTGCATTTATATAGAGTACCGGAAATAGGAGTAGATGGATTTGCACCAACCATTCCTGTCATATCTGTGCATGATTGATTTGTAGCCCAGTAACCAACGCCTGTTGTGCAGGTTGCTGGCATAGAGGCAAGAGTTCCACAGCCTACGCCTGCCGAGCCATTGAAAGAACCTGCGTCTTGGAAAAATTCGGTATTCTCGACAACTTCAAGAGGGTTATTAGTTGTAGAGGTATTCTCGTTATAATCATCCATCGATACTATTGCTGTTCGCAAAGATCCGGTTACACTCGCTCGGTTATTAAGGATATAGGTATCGTGTACTTTCTGACAAATACAAGAGTCGGTACAAGTTTGCCTGCTACTCCCTTGCACATGGTCGGTACAACTGTTTAAAGAACCACCACCAGAAAGAGTTACGCCTGCCACTGTATCGTCAAATTCATTATAGATATTGATATTGGCGTTTACTGCTATTACATTGTATAAAAATATTCCCTTGCCACCCCGTAGAACAAAGGGATAACCAGCAGATGATATGGTAATATTATTTCCATAGATTTCTGTGATTTGTGGGCCGTAGATTCCAGTTGGCTGCTTTCCATGAGTTTCAGCAAAATTGCTTCCACCAGTCATGGTTCCTGTCATAATATTGTATCGGGAAATCCCACCACCGCCCTCGTTGATTTCAGACTGCATGGCAACTACATCATCACCGGAAAACGAGAAAGTGTTATCTTCAGTGAACCATCCTTTCTGTCCGCCTAGCGACATTCTGTCGTTGTAGAAAGAGTTAGCAGCATTTCCTTGGTGCATGGAAGCACTGGAAGAAACAAGAGTGTTACTGTAAAATACTCCGTGGACATACCCCATTGGGTAAACTGCTTTTACCATCTTGACATATTTATTGCCGTGAATCTTAACCCTGTCTATGACAGGCGTTGAAGTATTGGAAATCCATGTTGCATAGGTGTAAGGTTGAACAGTAGATGAAGTAAATGTGATGCCTGTTACTTCAATGGTTCCTGTGCCTGACAATGTATTTAACCTTGTGCGTGAAGGAGCGTCAGGAGTAAACTTTATAAGAGCCTCGTCGCTGCTGCCCGACATTCCGTTTGTGATGTAGGTAACATCAATACCGGCACCAACTATTTTAACATCTATTGTAATATCCAGTTGGCTAGTCCACGAACAACTCCCCGCGGCGCAGGCGGGAATATTAATTGTATCCCCATTAGTTGCTACTGATACGCAAGCGGCTACATCAGTTTCATTCGCACTTGCGGCTGTGAGATTAGGACTTGACCCCGTACAGGCGGCATTTACCGTAACACAGAAAGCAAAAAATAAGATGACTGATAAGAGTATTTTTTTCATTGGCATACCTTTATTTGGAATGATAAATCCCCGGCATCGTCATGTCCTGTTAAATTCCACTTGTTAGAATCCGCCGACCAATACCCCGTCCCTCCTACATAAGTGCTGGTTGAACTGAAATACGCTTCCCCATTGGTATTGTTTGCGGAAATCTCAAAGTAATATGGAGTGCCGGGATTAAACGTATTTGTCGTGTCCTGAATGACAAATTCAACCTCATCGATTTGAGAACTGACAAATGTATGAGTTATGGTTTTTGTTCCCCAATATGTCGTGAGATTAATGCCGTTCCCGTAACGTATCGTCAAATCTGTTGAGCCGCTTGCTTGTCCAATCAAGGTCACGGTAATAGAATATAGTTTAGAATTATTACTTGTAACCTGAAAGGATTGACCGATGAAATATGTTCCAGTTACGACCCCTATTGCGTTTGTGGCGTTACCTTGATCTGCCGTCCCAGATGAGCAGCTAGCCGCCGCACCACCCATTGACATCACGCCGGAGAAAATCCCGCTGCCTGCCTGCGCCGTGGAGCAGAGTAAAAATAAACAGATTACAATGTTAAATATTTTTTTCATCATCGTACTACCCTCCAGTTTACTGTTACCGCTCCCGGCGTGATCGCTGCGACTGTCCAGTTGCAAACATCAAAATTAACATACCCCGCGGTGGGGTAAGCTGTGACGGTCAACCCTCCCGCCGCTGCCGGTGTGTATCCGGTAACCGTTTTGATCGATCCATTAGGCATAAATGTAATGACATCCGTTGTCGCCACATTGGTTGCTGCTGCCGAGTTGACGCTGCCCTGTGTTACGGTCTGGCAGGCATATGATGCGATTTCGGAGGTGGCGAGGGCAAGAGACCCGCTGGCTATGGTAGTCGTCAAACCGCCTGCCGCACTGAGATTATTCCCTGCCGCCGTGATAACACCCGTGCCAAAGGTCAGCCATCCCCATACTCCGACATGATTGCTGACTGACACTACATAGGGGATTTGGTTTGCGGTCGGTTCGGTCGGAGTGTCCTGAAGAATAAACGATGTTGAGGGATTAGTCGCCGGGCCTCTGCGCCCGACGTAGTTTGTTCCTGCACCGCTGCCGGTTCTGAGGTCAATTTCATCCGGTGAAGTTGTCTGAGGTGTGGAAATCTTTTTATTCGTATTGTCCCACGTTGGCCCGGCACCGGCAAAAGCCGAACTGTTATTCCACTGGATATCACCGCTCGATCCGCCAGGAGTGCCGACACTTGGAGTGTCGCAAGTGCCATTAAATTTTAGATATCCGGATGTGCAGGCTGTCCATAAAGAGACAATCTGACTATATCCGCATCGGACAACATAATAATCGGAATCTTTGCAGGCCACACCCGCGCCGCCGGTGGTATAGTTGTCGGTTGTAAATGCCCCGCCATCGGCTAACGTATCCCCTGCGCCGATTGCCGCCGCGTGCCCGACAGTCGGAGTTCCGGAAACGGTAACTACCTGAGACGATCCGACTTTCACTTTTCCGGTGCCTTTTGCTTGCAGAACCAGATCAAGATTGGCCGGAGCGCTCGCGCCTTCCGAGTTGGCGCTGATAGTAATTTTAGAAGTAGCATCGCCTAATATGCCCAACCACTGGCGATTCTCTGCCGTTATTATCTGGTAATGGCTGTAAAATCTATAATCAGTGGGCCCCGCCGACTGAAAAACAAATACGCCATTCACAGCATCATATGCTGTTGTAATATATGGGTTATCCACCGGCCCCCATAATAGTTCCGGGAGAACCGATGATGATATCGTAACAGTATCAGTCGCTTCTATTGTCGTCGCTTTTACCGGTCGCCCTTCCATCAGCGGATCACCTTTCTTCGCGAGTACCGGGAGAGTGATAAATAAGAGCAATAATATTGTAATGGAATATTTAATGATTTTCATTGTGTGCCTCCTAATGAGTCCACGCTGAGAGCAAGTTTAACGCCGCTCGAAGCGTAGGACGAATTATCCCGCCACCGCCAGGTGGCTGTGGATTTGTACCTTACGCGTTATTTGCTCTATTTCGTTCTTTCCAAACGCCGGCTGAACTGCATAAAAGTTCTATTGAGTCCGCCACATTATCCAGGGTGAAATCTTCCTGCAGGAGTAAACTAGCGCCCGTTTTGCAAACCACGTTGCGAGCGTTATTGGCGCATTGCAGGATAAGTTCGTCACCGACAGCCCCTCCGGAGATACTGGTCAGATCATCCGTAGACGCGCTACCTTCGGTGTCGACGGTGATAAAATGCTTTCCCGTCCCGGTGATCGTCAATACGCCGCTGGCAATGGTTGCTGCAACGGGTGAGCCGAACCCGCTTGATCCGGATCCTACCGCGGATACCGATTTTGCTAATATGTTCATAATGAGTCTCCTAATTTCAGTGACGTTTCATTCCACTATAAAAACCCTCTCGCCTCTCGCAAGGGAGAGGGTTTTAAACTGGGATCAAAGTCCTGGATTCCGGCCTACGCCGGAATGACAAGAGGTTATGTAGCGAAGGTATCCTTCCAGAGATAACCCAGGGCGGCGTCTACCAATACGATATCGCTTTCTTCCGCTACTTCGTACACATCCTGATGCTCCGCTGCTTCGCGCCAGGTGGTTGTGCGTCTGGGCTGGCCGTCTTCATACGCAGTTCGCGCCTGATATCCGGGAGCGGGAACCTTGCGACCGGGAGCCGCCGGGCGGTGGAATAAGAAACCCATTCCTTTGCCCGCGTTCACTTCCCATATATATTTCGAGCTAAAGGACGTGCCCGCCTTGTTTTCTTTGGCGGTATTGACGATGGCTTTGCCGACCATCACTTCCTCAAGGTCAAGCAACGCCGCCAACAGATCCGCTGTAAGAACGCCGCGCTGGGTGTACTTGATTTTGTCCAGGACTGCCGCGCATTGTTTCAATGATTCGTATGTCGCATAATCAAGAGCAAGACAATTCGCGTCGACACCGGAAACGGATTGAATGGCTTTTCTGCCAAGAGCGACATCATCCAGGAATGTGTTGGTATCGCCTTTGGGCGACCAGAGACCGGCAGCATCTTCCCCGGCGACATTTCCGTCCGCCCAGGTTCCGCCGGTGATCATAGCGGCTATGCGGACTTCTTTTTTCAGGTCGATTTTATTGGAAGCAAATTCAATCGCGTCCTGATCAGGCAGAAGAGGCGGAGCCATTTGAGATTTGGCGAAACGTCTGTCTTCGTCGGTGACTTCCGAGGCGATCGCGTATTCTTTGGTGACGATGTTTGCCCAGTCAATGGGGAATCCGGTGCGGTTGGCCCGACTACCGGGGCCGCGGATACCCGCTTCATCGCGGAACCATGCGCCTTTGGAATAAATGGCGATCTTCGCTTTGGGATCCACTTTGTCGAGGATGCGGAAAACCCTATCCCCGATGTAATCTTTGTTCTTGTAAGCCACGGACACGTTTTGCAGCGGCCCTGTGACCATCAATTCTTTTACGTTTGGCATTGTTTCCTCCTTCAATGAAGTTTTTTAATTCGTACTGTTTTATTCCTCGTCCCGTTCGTCCGGCCTGGCCGGACTCAGGGATAATTCGCTCTAGAGATTTCCGCGCGCTTGCGGGCGCGGAAATCTCAGGCTCATTAATGCACAACAGTCCCCAAAGAGTAAATGGTGACTGCTTCCGTGCCGCTGCCGATGTTGTCCAGACGGCAGAGGAATCGCTTGCTGTTGTCCTGCGCGATGGTCATGGTGCCGGAAAGAGTGACGCTCGCGCCCGCTGTCAGCGTAATGGTTTCCGCCGCATCCGACGTGTTGCGGATGGTGAACTCGAAACTGGAGCCGACAATGCCCCCCGCAAAACCGGCGACGATAAGTGCCGCTGTGGGCGTTACGTCGGAACGTGAGCCGCCCGTGCAGTCGCGTAGAATCAATCCGCCGATCAATTCGGCTGCCGTATACGTGCGAGCGCCTGCGGTAACATCGGTTGTAACCCTGGTGACAAACCAGCCGGTCTGGGTAATGCCGGGAACCTGGGCGGTTAAAAGCACAGACGCCAGATCGTCTTCCGCGGAGGATGACTCCAGCACCAGCGCACGGGAATAGGCCAATGCCGCTACTGCTGTTTTTCCTTTGCCCGCATCGGTCGCAGAAACATATTCCGCTTTGACAAAGGCGTTAACTGCCACGGCGTCGTTCATTTGCAAATTGCTGACGCCGAGTATCCGGACTACAGCCGCTTCGCCGATGCCGGGGGCGTTCTGCAAAATACCGAGCAGCGCTTCTGTCTCGTTATCCGGACGCCGCACACCGGTGGATGTGAGGACGACGAACTTCCACTTGTCATCAACCAGACTTTCCAAGGCAACGAAAGAGAGGTCTAAAATTTTGTTTTCCATGTTGAACTCCTTTTCTAAAGTTTATGTTCATATTTTCACCATCCCCTGGCCCCTCCCCTCAAGGGAGGGGAAAAGAGACGAGACAATGGTGTCTTAATTACCGCTTAATTCCTGCGTGTATTCCTGCGTTAGTTCGGGATTTTCCTTCTGCACCTCAGCAAATGCAGCGTTGTAGGTTAAATCTTTCATCTCTTTCATTTTGGCCCGCGTGAGAGTTTCCAGTTTCGCGCCTGCTGATCCTGCGCCGCCCGCGTTCTTATCCCGCGTGGCTACTTCTTTGAAAATTACCAATGGTGTCGCAGATTCCAGCAACGCTTTCATGCGGTCGAATGCGGTGAACTTTTCCTTCTTTTCGCCAAATTCAATTTGATTATCGAGTTGAGCCACAGAGAAAAGTATTTCCGGCAGACCGAAAGCAACGGTCGCGGGAGTTATCTTTCCCGCTTTAATCAAGGATTCGCAAAATACGGCAATATCGCCCTTGAGAGTGGCCAAATATGTTTGTTTTTGCTGTTCGGAAAATTCCGCTGCGGCTGCATCCCTGCCTTTTTTCTCGGCGGCATCTGTAATCTTTTTCAGATCGGTCTCTGAAAATGTCGGCAGTTCTGTCCCTTTAGGAGCCTCCTTCGGCAGGGCATCCGCGGGCACCTTGCTTACGTCGATTCCTAAAAATTCCAAAAATTTAATAAGTTTTTCCTGAAACATGTTTTGAACCTCCTTCTTTTCATTGTTTATTTTTTTATTGGTTTGCTCTTTGCTATCCCGCGTCGCTGCGCCCTCATTAAAATCAAAACTGACCGCGTCACCCTCGGCGAAGGCCACGTCGGAGAGTCCTTTAACCGCTGGAGGCATTGCGCCCAGGAAACCGACATGCCGCAGGGTGCCGTCAGGGTAAAAGGCCGCGCTGCGCTTTTTAAAAAGTCCGTTTTTTATCATGTCGGCGAAATCAGGATGAACCTGTTTAAACTTAGCCAGCAATAGATTGCCTTGCTTTTTCAAACCTTCTACCCAGCCATAAGCCGGAGCGTTATCCGCCGGGTGGCCGATGACGACTGGCGGCTCATGGGCGGCGGCGTTGAATTTGGCAATCGCCGTCTCAATAAGGGCATCGCCGTCGTGCTCCACGCCGTTACTGTCTATTTGTTTTCCTCCCTGGAAAATCGGAATGTAATCGTCAAAACCTTTGAAATTCATTTTGCTACCTCCAGCCAGTCTGTTAATACTTCCACGATATCTTTTGAGTCTTCTTTGCCAATGCCCAGGAATGGCCGGGCGGGCATGGTGACTTTATGTCCACGGCCAGTTTTTCCGCCCAGTTGATGGATCGCCCCGTAAACTTTATTTGTTCCGACTCGCAGAGTATTTCCTCCACTGACCTGATGGCGGATAGAGTCGCGCAGGTGATGACTTTCCGTGAGAATCATCGGATTCTTTTTGTGTTTCAGCGTGGCCGGTTTTAAGGGTTTCCAGGGTTTGCCGTCTGCATCACGCTGGCGGGTAAACCGCTCATCGGTCTGCCGCAGCATTCTCTCTCCGATAATATTCAGCGCATCGGTCATGTTGCCGCCCTTGCGGGCGATCCGTTCGAGTACGGCGTTGACTCCGGTGTCGTGTATTTGAATTGATATTTCCATTTTTTCTTTTTCCTGGATTCCGGCCTTCGCCGGAATGACGTTATTATTTCATTGCTGCCTGTCCTACGTTGTAGCCCCAGCCTTTATCGATGCCTACCGGTTCGCCTGTTCGTGGATCTATCGGCGATGGCGGCGCTTCCGCTTTTCCATTCCCTGCCGCTTTTTTCTGATCCCGTTTTGTGGATGCCAGCACGGTGCATTTGCAGCCCCAGCCGTTAGGCGGGTAATGTGTCGTCCACCAGGGATCATCCCTCGGTAGTGTTATCCCGTTCCAGGCCAGATGCTGAGGACGCGGATGAACGCTGTTCCCGTGCCGGTATTCGAGGTACGGATAGGCTTCCACTACAGTCGGCTCCTGCAACTGCTCCCAGCGGCCCGCCGCATACGATGTCCGCAGGTTGGTGGAGTAAATAACTTCACTGCGCCAGTTCCTTGATCCATTGTAATTCCAACCGTGTTCTTCCACGATGTTGTCAAAATCCTTGCGGAAAGTTTCCAGCGTGGTGCCCTCAATAATGGCCTTATCCACTACATCGCGGAAATCGGTCAGCAGGTCTTCTTTGTAAGCGCCTGCCACTGAAAAGGCTTTGGCGTGTTGCTCTTTCCAGAGATCCGTCCACTTCAACGTGGGGATATTTATTTTTTTGCGAAAGAACTTTTCCTGCTCTTTAAACGGTAGTTTAAAGACCGCCATCAATGATGACGAAATCCCCCTCAATCCCCCTTTAGAAAAGGGGGAGGAGGCGAATTCAGGGCTTTTTTTTTCCGTCAATCCCGCTAATGTGCCGGTTTCATCACCCACTTCATATCGTCCGGACATCTCGGCCAGCATCAATGCCCGCGCGATGGTATTGCCGAGATCTGACGAATCCATTTCTTTAAAAAGTTTTGCTATGCCGCCGCGAAGATCTTTTAGACTGCTGGCGGAATTGGTCAGTTTTTTTATTTGGGCGATCATCTTGTCGGTATTGGCCGTCGCCATATCAGCCAGCTGGCCGGTTAGATAATCGGCGACATCCGTATCATCACCCACAGCCTCATCCCGCGTCGCTGCGCTCCAGGTATAATTCGCTTTGGGCTTCCTGCCGGAAGCCACAGGCTCATTAAATTTGGCGTCGGATAATGATGCGGTGGCGGTTTTCAAAGTTATTTTGACTAACTCCTCGCCTTCCTGCGGGGCAGGGATGCCGTAGGTCTCGTAGAAATAATCAGTTGTCACCGGCAGGCCGCAATCAACCACGAGCGTTTTATCGATGGCGCTGCGGGCGGTCAAATCGGGTTTGGCGTTGGCATAGGTTTTTATTTTCGGATAGTCCGTGATATCCGGGAAGTTCAGATCCACAATCCATTTGATCAGGGAATCATTGAGGCAACCGTCGAGTAGATCGGCGTCGGCTTCGGTGATTTCCTGCCGCACGTCGGCCTGGTTTTTATCATTGCCGAGTTTACCGGGCGTGCCTTCGGTCGATGCCGTCTGGCCCAGCACGGCTTTGGAAATCTGTTTGTCCATGTATTCGCAAAGCTGTTCGTGGGTGACGTTCCCGGCGCGCGATGCTTCCAGAAATTCCAAATTCATATTATCCGATATGGAAATGCCGGTATCGGTCTGGATGGCCTCGATGGCTTCCAGTAATTGCTTTTGTTTGTCCGGCTGGGTGCCCGGCGGATACTTGCCGACCACGGTGGGCATGCCGAATTTTTCCAGGAAGATCATCCAGAATTTGACGCCGTTTTTTTTGAACCAGACCGGCCACCACAGACGCTGGCCCAGCCCCCGGCCGTAAGGATTGTCGGAATCTCCGTAGGTGAGCGTAATGAATTTGCGCGGCGGCAGAGGTTCACCGATAGTCATGTTTTGTAAGGTGAGCAGGTTCTGTTCCCGCTCCGGCGTGAAGATAAAACGGCGCGGATGTTTGCCGATCAGTTTTTGGATATTGATTTTGTTGCCGGTGACTTTCCATATGATTTCGGAACTATAAAAACCGTATAGGATGGCTTTGAGCAACTCCTGCCGCGCCTGGTCGAAGTTGCAGTCCATCAGAACCTGGGCAACAAAATCAGCGATAGTCTGTTCCTGGGAAGTGGATGCCGGACGTCCCGTTTTGCGGGCGGACTTGGCCGGTGTGATTTCCCATTCCTTGCCGACAATGGCCATGATCCGTTGCTGTAATACCGATCCCGCATGAGCATCGCGTTCAACTTCGTCATAAAGTTTGAGGCCCTTGCCCATCGCTTCGGAGCGCAAAACCGGATCAGGATTTTCCAGTCTCTGGATATAGCCCGAATAGATGTCGAAATCCTTCTGAATGGTGGCGATTTCATCTAAAATCGGCTTGCCGGATGAAAGTTGTCGTCCAAACTGGTCGAGCAGCATGATTATTTCGCCCCTGTCGCGCGCGAGGTTATGTTTATAAACAGTGTCAATGAAACTCCCGCCCCTTTGCCGCCGGTTAAGGTTGAAAATCTATTGTGGGGCATTATTGCGCCCCCAAATAATTGCTCATGGATGCCCCGGATGACACCCTCCGGATACCTGTTGAGGCAAAGCCGGTTACGCCGCCGCCTCTTTGTAAATCATTTATGGCCATTTCGGAGGCGTCCGGGCCGTCGTCATGGACGGTCGGGTTCATGATATAGACGAACTGCTCTTCCAATATCTTTTGATCGCTGTGTCGCTTTTCAAACTTCATCTTTTTGTGTTCCCACAAATATTCGCAGGTGCCGATGATGCGCGAATCGATTTTGCTGGTGGTGTGGTGGATGGGCCGCCAGGGTAAATAGCGTTTAACTTGGATTGCATAATTCTGGATCGCCTCATGAAGAAAATCCTTGAGCATGTTTTCTTCGACGACGACCGGCCCCGGATAATCATCATGCTGCGCGTAAGCAGCGGCGAAGAATTCTCCAATGGAGCGGCGCTTTATCCAGGCATGCATACAGAAGAATTCCATCTTCACCCGTTCCAGCCCCCAGGTGACCACACTGCGAAAATCGCTGCTGCTGCCAGCGGTGCTCGCCGGATCAACGCCGGTGGCGTAAATCAATGGCACGCGGAGAAGTTCGACTCGCTCAAAATAACTGACCGTCTCCTGCGGGAAAGGGCTGTCCTCTTCCGTTGATTTGTTGCGGTACTCTCTATTGAATATCCGGGTTGTGACCAGCGACTTGCGGCGCATCAATTTATCCCAGGGCCAGCGGGCGGGCCATAAGGTGATATGATTTTCTTCATCAACCACGGAATCATAGACTTTTGAGTTGTATAGTTTCTCGCCGGTCTCTTCGTTTTCGGCGGCGATCAATTGCGATATGGCGCTTTTGGCATGGAAGACGTTGCCGACCATCGTGGCCGAACAATCTCCCTCGATGCAGCCCAGGACTTCGCCCTGGATGAATTCGACGATGGCCCGGGTGACCGCAGGGCTTCTGACTGTGGCGTTGTCTTCCAGATCGTCGAGGCCGATATCGTCGGGACGGTAAGGGCCGAACTTCTTGCCGCGCCACTGATCGCCGCGTCCCAGGGCTTCGACCATCGTGCCGCCTTTGGTGACAAACAGGTCGTCTCCCCATATCTTTGTTTTGCCGATGGCCTCGCCGTAATCGTGGCGCAGGCGGGGGTTGTCTTCCAGTTCAACCTTGATCGAAACGCTGAACCGTTTGGCCTGATCATGGATATTGGAACCCAGCATAATATAGTGGCGCAGTTTCCGAGCGATCCGGTAGACGCGCAGGCCGAAGGTAACCACAGTGGTCTTGGCGTGATCGCGCGGCGCGCCGATAAGATTGAGACCGGGCATGTCGGCAATCTCGCACCATTCGGCATGGCAGTCGGCGGGCGCGGACGGGAAATAATGCGGCATATAGGTTTGCATGAACGTAAGCGGATCAGCGCAACGGGCGATGCGTTCTTTCTTCTTTGCGGGCGTATCGTTTTCAAACGGAGAGACGCTCTCGGCAATCTTTTTGCGCAACGAGGCGACAAAGTCGTCAAACTGCGGCTCCGAAAGGTTCTGTCTTTTACGCATTAATACCGGCATTCATGGTCTCCGTCTTAAACTTCATGGTCATGGCGTCAAAATCATTCGCCAGGGTTTTTAAACCTTCGGGATCGTTGTCCGTGAGCCAGATAACTATCCATTGTAAATTTTCTAAAAATACTTTTGCTTTGTCGTAGCCCACGCCGCCTTCGGTTGCCCGGAATTTAACGACCAGGGAACCGAGTTTGGAGAGGTTATCCAGGGAGCCGCCGTCTATCGCGCCTGGCTGTTTTTCTTCCGCGAAGGTCAGTTCGCGCTCCAGGAGGGCTTCCATCCGGATGCCGAAGTTTGCTTTGCGCGTGCGAGCCTTATCCCATTCGTCAAACTCCTCTCCCGGTTTTTTCGTCTGGCCCTTCCACGCGGCAAGCGTTTGGCGGGAGACATTCAACACGGCCTCGATCTCGGTCAGGTTCTTACCGTCGACGAACATCTGCCGGGCGACCGGCTCCAGTTGTACGCGTGCGCCTTTTTCAGCCATAGCGAGTCCTTATGTACCCGAAGCGCAGCGCGCGGGGACATTAGAGCGAGCTATCCCTGAGCGTAAGCGAATGGGATTCATACAGCTACATTTATCCATTATTAACATTCCTGGATTCCGGCCTCCGCCGGAATGACGATGTATATTCATCACTTCAGTTCCTCTTCCAGTCGCTTTATCTCTGCGTGGGCGACGGTGAGGTCGGCCCATTTGTTTTTTAATTCATCCCACTGGCTGTCCACTTCATTAATAAGCAAGTCTTCAGGCCGCGTGAGACTGCAATCCAGATTGATGCAAATCGTCTGCGTCAAATTTTCGATTTCCAGCCGGAGACGCTTGACTGTATGTTCTAAATTAGTAATTTTTACGCGTTTCAATGCGTTCTGTAAACTCATCCGATCAACCTCCGGCTATTTCTTCTTCCGTAAAGAGCCGCATTGCTTTTTTCTTGCTGACTCGGGTCACGGGACAAAATTCATTTTGGGCTATGGCGGATTTAACCTCTGTCATCGACTGGATATTAAGGGTGACAATGTCGCGCAAATCTTTGGTGATCGCGGTGAAATCACGGCATAGGGAATCGTGCTCCTTATACATATCCCGTTGTTCCGTCATGTCATGCTGGTATCTTTCCAGGATAATTGTTATATCCTTTTTATGCTGGTCGATAACATTCCAGATTCGTTTGTTATCCGACCACCACATGAAAATCACTAATCCGAGAATACCGAAATCACTCACAATTTTCAGGACGCCAGTAAGATTAATTGCTTCCATTTTTATTCGTCCATCCTTCCTTTATTTTCTGCCAGTGTCTGACATGTTACGCAGCGGGTGGCCCGCGGGTTTGCCTTTAATCTTTTGGCTGGTATCGGTTCGCCGCAATCGGCACATTCTTGTTTCTGTCCATTTTGACGGGTCTGAAGACCCGTCCTACATCTGGCAAAATGTTTATCCAAAGATACCTGCCGGAAAAGTTCATCGTTCTCCTGCGTCTTGTCGATGATATCGCCCATTAGTCATTTCTCATTTCCCACGTCACTGCGCTCATTACGGTTTCGGTTCCGCTTTAAATTCGGAAAGGTTCTGCCCTAATTTCCCCAGACCAACGATCCCATTGGCCAGGCCGTAAATGATGTAAACACCGGTCGGGACATCCACCATTTCCCCTTTGTAACTAGAAACACCAGCCCACACCAACCAGAAAACAATGTTCGAGATGAGTGTTGTGAATAGAAAAGCGAAACGGTTGCTGGAAAATGTCGTCGCGGTATCAAGTAATTTTTTAAAGAAATCTATCATAAGAGACCTCCTATATTTCACCCTTCACCCCGTTCACTGCGTTCAGGGGTAATTCGCTTTGGGATCCCATCCGGGATCCACAGGCTCATTAAAATCTATATTCCGCTTGAATCATCGCCTTGCCGTCGCCCAGCGAATTAACTTCACCGTAAAGACCCAGATGAACAGCGCCAACCCGTAAAACGTCCCAGCGGCCATAAATATCCGCTTCATAATTTATTTTTGATGCTGTGCTGAATCCGTAACGCAAGCCGATCGCCTTTTTATTTTCCAACGCGAAAAAGGAAAGAGGTTCCTGCTTGGCGCTTATTTCTGTAACTCCGGTGGTTGTATCCATGACTGCCAAAATATCGGTTTTCCCGGTGGTATCGGTCGCGGGAGTTTGAGCCGTGGCGACTATCTGCTTTTTATCGTCATTGGCAATTTCGTCAGAGAGTTTAAGTTTTTTAGAGACGGCTTTCTTTTCGAGGGCGACAATCTGTTTGACCGGTAAATTAACGGACGAAAGCTTCGCCGCTGCCGGAATGGGCGTAACTTTGGTGTATTCCGTTTTCGATAATGTCACCGGATGGTGGTACCAACTCCAGACGGTAACAAAAATTATCAGGATAACAATTGCCACGATTATTGTGATTTTTGTTTTGTCAGCGGGTGTCATTAAAGCCCTCTGCGCTTATTTTTTTTGAAGGTCTTGCTTCTGCCGGTGTAGCGATGATAGTAACCGGCTTGCGGAGTGCTCGCTGCGGCCATCGCCAGTCGATCAATCCCTTTCCCGGCCATCACCAGGCCTAACATCCCCAGTATTTTTTTCAGCATTTTTACCTCTTAATTTTCCTGGATTCCCGCCTACGCGGGAATGACATTTTTATACGTCCTGAAAGTGCGGCATGTCGGGGTTCTTAAATCTACCGCCCCAATGCAGCCCCACGGATTCGCCTATTTTGCCCGTTTCCATATAGTCGGGCTGTTGATCTTGATTTACGTCAACCTTGATATCCCAGACCGGTTGACCGTCACGGGTGATGGCAATATCGAAAGCGCGCGATTTGTCATTATTCGGATTGCCGTCATCGAGATCGACGAGGTGTTCGGAATGAAGCGTCCATGTTACCTTGTGCTGGTTTTGCTGAAAACTGATCGGCGGAAGTTCGGCTAGAGCCCGTAACGTGTTGACGTTTTCCAGTGATTCGCGTCCTTGTGCGTAAAGGGCGCGTTGTTCTTTAATAGTTCGCGCCGTGCAGGTGATGAGAAAGGGAATGCCCGCAGCCTGCATAGCAACGGCGAAGAGTTTTATCTTCGCCTGCAATGATGGTGTGCAATCTTCGATTCTGCGTGATGCCATAGTGAGCCTCAATTTATATACC